CAAAAGTATTATTTACACCAAATAAAAATGGTAGATTTTTAATTAGCTGGACACCGCCTAAGAACCTTGAAAACAATGTAATAACTAAGCAAGGGATTAAATATCCAGGTAATGAGCATATGGGTGCATTTGGATGCGATTCTTATGATATTTCTGGAACAACTGATGGACAAGGTTCAAAAGGTGCGCTTCACGGTTTAACTAAGTTTAGTATGGAAGATGCACCGCCTAATACATTTTTTTTAGAATATATAGCTAGGCCACAAACAGCAGAGTTATTTTTTGAAGATGTATTAATGTCATTAGTATATTACGGAATGCCAATACTTGCAGAAAATAATAAACCACGTTTGTTATATTATTTAAAACGAAGGGGTTATAGACAATTTTCAATGAACCGACCGGATAAACTTTGGAATAAGTTGTCTGTAACTGAAAAAGAAATAGGTGGTATACCTAATACATCAGAAGATATAAAACAAGCGCATGCTGCTGCTATTGAAACATATATACAAAAATATGTAGGTATAACAGAAGAAGGCGGTGGTAATATATATTTTAACAAAACATTAAATGATTGGGCTAAGTTTGATATAAATAGAAGAACTAAATATGATGCTTCTATTAGTTCAGGGCTTGCTATTATGGCATGCAATAGAAACTTATATCATCCAAAACCTAAATACGAAAAACCAACATTAGATTTAAAAATATCAAGATTTAGTAATAAAGGATTGCATTCAGAAATAATTAAATAACATGGCTGAACAAATATTAAAAAGCTCATTTCCTAGCCAAATAGCTAGCGACGCTGAAAAAGCTAGCCAAGAATATGGTTTAAAAGTTGCACGTGCTATTGAGCATGAATGGTTTAAAAGAGACTCTGGTGCAACTAGGTTTTATTCTAACAGAGATGAGTTTCATAGATTGCGTCTTTACGCTAGAGGCGAACAATCTGTAAAAAAATATAAAGATGAATTATCTATAAATGGTGATTTATCATATCTTAATTTAGATTGGAAACCAGTACCTATTATTCCAAAGTTTGTGGACATCGTTGTAAACGGAATGTCAGATAGATTATATGATATAAAAGCATTTTCACAAGATCCTGCTTCAATGAAGCAAAGAACTGATTATGTTGAATCTATATTAGAAGATATGCAAACAAAAGAAATATCTGATAATATAATGGCACAGCTTGGGGTTAATGTGTATAGCAATGATCGAGAAACATTGCCGGAAAACGAAGAAGAGCTTTCTTTACATATGCAGCTTGAATATAAGCAATCAATTGAAATAGCTGAAGAACAAGCAATTAATACAGTATTTAATTCTAATAATTATGATCTAATACAAAGAAGAATCAATTATGATTTAGCTGTAATTGGTATAGGTTGTATTAAGAATGAGTTTAATACGTCACAGGGAATAAAAATAAAATATGTAGACCCTGCTGACGTTGTTTATTCTTATACATATTCACCTTACTTTGATGATATATATTATATAGGAGAAGTTAAAGCAATGACTATCAACGAGTTAAAGCAACAATTTCCAGATTTAACAGACGAAGAATTAGAAGAGTTAACAAAACAAGGAGTACAAACTGGAGCATCACATAATAGATATATAAATGAAGATGCAGTATTAGATGCAAATACAATACAGGTTTTATATTTTAATTATAAAACTTATAATAATGAAGTATTTAAAATAAAGAAAACAGCAACAGGTGCAGATAAAGCTATTAAAAAAGATGATCAATTTAATCCACCTAAAGATGACAGATCAAGATTTTCTAAACAATCAAGATCTATTGAAGTTGTATATGACGGTGCGTTTGTACTTGGTACTCGTAAATTATTAAAATGGGGAATATCTAAAAATATGGTAAGGCCCAAAAGTGATACAACAAAAGTAATGATGAATTATAATGTTGTTGCACCAAGATTATATAAAGGCCGTATAGAATCATTAGTTAGCAGAATAACAACATTTGCAGATATGGTTCAGTTAACGCATTTAAAACTACAACAAGTTTTATCAAGAATGATACCAGATGGAGTTTATTTAGATGCAGATGGATTAGCTGAAATAGATTTAGGTAATGGCACAAATTATAATCCGCAAGAAGCGTTAAATATGTTTTTTCAAACCGGTTCAGTTATTGGTAGATCAATGACAACGGATGGTGATATGAATGCTGGAAGAGTGCCAATACAAGAATTAACATCAAACGGTGGTAATAATAAAATAGCTTCATTAATAAGCACATACAATTATTATTTACAAATGATACGCGACGTTACCGGATTAAATGAAGCAAGAGATGGTTCGTTGCCAGATAAAAATGCATTGGTCGGTATACAAAAATTAGCGGCGGCTAATTCAAATACTGCTACAAGACATATATTACAATCTAGTTTATATCTTACAGCTAGAACAGCCGAAGCTATTAGTTTAAGAATATCAGATATATTAGAGTATTCACCAACTAAAGATGCATTCATATCTAGTATAGGAAGATTTAATGTAGCAACATTAGAAGATATTAAAAATATGCATTTGCATGACTTTGGAATTTTTATTGAACTATCACCAGATGAAGAAGAAAAACAAATGCTAGAAAATAATATTCAACAAGCATTAGCTAAAGATCAGATATATTTAGAAGATGCTATTGATATTAGAGAAATAAAAAATATAAAACTTGCTAATCAACTATTAAAAGTTCGTAGACGTAAAAAATTAGAACAAGACGGACAAAGACAGCAAGCAAATATTCAAGCACAAGCGCAAGCTAATACACAAGTTACGCAAGCTTCAGCACAAATGGAAATGCAAAAAAATCAAGCTATCTCACAACAAAAAGCAGAGTTAGCACAAGTTGAAGCAAATCTTGAAATGCAAAAAATGCAACAAGAAAAAGAACTTAAGAAAGAACTTATGAAATATGAGTTTGATCTTAATATAGCTCTCAAAGATAAAGAGAGCGAAGTCTTTACTAGTCGAGAAAAATATAAAGAAGATAGAAAAGACGAAAGAACTCGAATACAAGCTTCTCAACAATCTAAGCTCATAGAGCAAAGAAAAGATAATAAAGGAGAACAAGAATTTGAATCTGCTGGTAATGATACCATGGGTAGCGGATTTAATTTAGAAGTATTTGAACCGAGATAACCCAATCATACTAATTTTATAATATTATATCATGGCAGAAGAAACAGTTAAAGTTGAAGAAGCTGTAGAAGAAACAGTTGAACAACAAGAAAAAAAGCAACCTGAACAAAAGGTTGAAACACCTAAACAAAAAGTTGAAACACCTAAAGAAGATGATGGTGTTATTAAAATAGATTTACGTAATTTAAAAGAAGAAAAAGATGCCGTTCAAGAGCAAAGCACAAATGAGGTACCTGTACGCGACGGATCCGAAACTAGCGAAAAGGTTCAAGAAGAAAACAAAGAGGAGTCTAAAGAGCCTACCGGAAAAATTAAACAAGAAGAAAACAATCAAAGTAACGAAAAGGAACAGGGGGAAGAAATAAATTCACCTATAGAATTAGTTACAGATGAAGAAACAAAAGAAGAAGAAAAAAGCTTAGTTGATAAAATAAAAGATATACCAAATAAGCTTAAAGAAGAACAAGAAGATGTAAATAATAATCAAGAAGCCAGGGAGTTACCAGAGAATGTAGAAAAGTTAGTACAGTTTATGGAAGACACTGGCGGAACTGTTGAAGATTATGTAAATCTAAACAGAGATTATAATGGTATGGACGATATGCAATTACTTCGCGAATACTATAGACAAACTAAACCTCATCTATCATCAGATGAAATAGATTTTTTAATTGATGATAATTTTTCTTATGATGAAGAAAGTGATGAGGAAAGGGAAATCAAGCGTAAAAAACTTGCTTTCAAAGAATCAATTGCAGAAGCTAAATCAAATCTAACTAACCTTAAGAGTAAGTACTACGAAGAACTTAAGTTAAGTTCCCGTTTGACTCCTGAGCAAAAAGAGGCGGTTAAGTTTTACGATGATTACAAAGCGACAACAAAATCTACACAACAGCAGCGTGCTGTATTTGAAAAAACTACAAATGAATTATTTAATAATGAATTCAAAGGTTTTGAATACAAAGTTGGTAATTCAAGATACAGATACAATGTTAAAGATATAGATAATGTTAAAAATACTCAATCTGATATTAATAGTTTAGTTAGCAAATATGTTAATGAAAATAATGAAA